AACTAAAAAACAACAAGCTCCTAATGTATTAGGTCCTGCAGGTTCTTATAAAAGTCCTACTAAAAGGTTTAATCAAAAAGACATAGAAATGGCAGTAAGTAATGCTATGAAAAAAGCTAAAGAATTAAAAGGAATTAACTAGTGGCTAAAATTACAATTGACAATATTGCATCAGGATACGCATCTACTACTGCGTTAAACACTAACTTTGATGCTATTGAAACAGAATTAAATAGTAAAGTTTTATATCGAAACAATCCAGCTGGTGAACCTAACTCCATGCAGAATGACCTTGATATGAATAGTAATAGTATTAACAATGTGGCTAATATTGGACTTACTGGTACTATTACGGTTGATGGTGTAGATTATACTTCCTCTATGGAAACCATCTACAATAACTATGTAAGTCTTACCCAGAAAGTAACTATCAGTTCTTCCCACCCATCAGGTGGTAGTGATGGCGATATTTGGTTTAAATTAATTTAATAGGAGAAATAAATGGCAGCTTTATCAGACCACGCAGAAGCTTTATTGCTTGACTGGATGATGACCTCAGGTTCTGCTACTCGCCCAACAGCTTGGTATATAGCTTTATATACAGCAGCTCCATCAGACTCTGGTGGAGGTACTGAAGTATCAACAGGTGGGTATGCACGTCAATCAGCTACTTTTGCAGCAGCAACATCACCAGGCGGTACAACATCTAATACAAACACAATTCAGTTTACAGCATCAGGTGCAAACTATGGTACAGTAAGTCACATTGGTATTTTTGATGCAGTATCTGGTGGTAATTTATTATGGCATGGTGCTATGACTGCATCTAGAGTTGTTAATGACGGAGACACGTTAGAGTTTTCTATTGGCAATATTGATTTAACCATCGCTTAAGGTAAATCATGGCAGACGGCTATCGAATACTGGAGAGTGGCGACAGTCGCATCACGGAGTCGTCTGATGTCCGAATAACGGAACGATTTGCTGTAGGTGAATCAAGCCTATCAGCAGCAGGTAGTCTAGCAGTTATAGGTGTTACAATATTACCTGCCTATGCAAGTTTAGCATCAGCAGGTTCTAAGTTATCAGCAGGTACTAGAACTACTTTTGGTGAAGTAGTTTTTACTGGTACATGTACATTAAGTGCAGATGCTATTACTAAAATACTAGCTTTAGCTAGTTTAAGCTCAGTAGGTTCTAAACTTACAGTAGGATTAAGAACTACATTTGCATCTGCTAGTCTAAGTGCAGTTGGTTCTAAATTAACTGTTGGTTTAAGAACTGTATATGGTGAAGTAAGAGCAGTAGAAATTGTAGATACTCGTATTACAGAAGGCTCTGATACAAGATTTACAGAAGCAGATGATACACGAGTAATTAGTTCTACAACTAATGCAATAGAAAGTTCTCTTACTGTAATACATAGTTATACACCATTTACAGCAGAAGCATATTACAAAGATGGTGGAACTTGGAAACGATTCTATCCTTATGTTAAAAATGGTGGTACATGGACACAAAATTTCTTTATTTATAAAAATGTTTCAGGAGTTTGGACAAGGAGTTATTAAAAAATGGCAAACGTAAAAATATCAGACTTAGCCGCAGCTAGTGCAGCAGCAGCCGCTAATGAGTTTGAAATTAATGAATCAGGTACATCTAAAAAAGTTACAGGCACACAAATCTCTGCATTTGTTAAAGCTGACTTACTAGATGATACGACTGTAAACTTTACAGGTACATTACAGAATGGTGGTTCTAATGTTGTAGTAGATACAGACATTGGTTCTACTGTTCAAGGTTATGATGCTGATACTCTTAAAGCGGATGTAGCAGATACACTCACTGCTCCCTTTAGAGGCACAGTTACAACAGATAATGATTTATCATTTAACCAGAATGTTACAAACAACTTCTCATGCACACCTACATCTGGTGGTGCTTTAACATTTACTAATCACACATCAGGACAATCAGGTTTTGTTTTACTAGACAACTCAGCAGGTGTTGCCATTACTGCTGCCGCTACTACTAAAATAACAGCTACTGATTTAACCACAATATCAACTGCTGGTGTATATTTAATATCTTATTTTGATAACGGCACTAATGCTTATGTAACTGTTAGTGCAAGTTACAGCTAAGGAAACAAATGAGCTTACTTAGTAATGCTATGGCAATACCTCAAATAGGTGGTTATAACCTTACCGATAGCTTACGCTTTCGTGGTTCTGCAGGTGCTTATTTAAGTAGGACTCCTACTACTGCAGGTAATCGTAAGACATGGACTTATAGTGCTTGGGTAAAGCTAGGAAATATGAGTACTACTAGAATGTTATTTCTAGGAGGAACTGCTGATGCCTCTTCTACAAGAGGCACTAGCTGTTATATATATCCATCCACAAGTGGAACTGCTCCTTATCAACTAGCATTAGGTTCTTTTGGAATAGGCACTAATAGAAGTGCTATACGATTTCGTGACCCCTCTGCTTGGTATCATATTGTATTATCAATAGATACAACACAAGCAACAGCTGCTAATAGAACTAGATTATATGTTAATGGCATTGAAAACTTTTTTGATATTCAATATTTTGCACAAAATGTAGATACTGGAATAAACTCTACAACACAGCATGAAATAAATGGAAACTATGGCGTTGGTGTAGGTGATGGCTACATAACAGAAGTCAACTTTGTAGACGGACAAGCATTAACACCATCAGACTTCGGTGAATACGATGCCATTACAAGTGTATGGAAACCTAAACAATATGCAGGCACATATGGTACAAATGGTTTCTATCTACCTATGAATGGTTCAAAAGAATCTTATACAGTAGACTATTTAGTTATTGCTGGTGGTGGTGGCGGTGGCGGTACTATGAATAATGGATTTCCAGGCGGTGGTGGCGGTGCAGGAGGTTACAGAACTGGAATTGTTTATCCTACTATTGGACAATCATACACTATTACTGTTGGAGCAGGTGGAGCAGGTGGAGCTGCGGGTGGAAAAAATAATGGAACACAAGGACAAAATACTTTAATATCAGGAGCTGGAATAACAACTATAACCTCAATAGGTGGCGGATATGGAGGTGGTGGTGATAATTCTACTGGAAATGCTGGTGGTAGTGGGGGCTCTGGTGGTGGAGCAGCTACTTTACAATCTGGTGGAACAGGAACAACTGGACAAGGAAACAATGGTGGTACAGGTAATGAGAGCGCACCAAATTATGCTTCTGGTGGTGGAGGCGGAGCTTCTGCAACAGGAGCTGCTGGCACTTCAACAGCTGGCGGTAATGGCGGTAATGGTTTAGCTTCATCTATCACAGGCGCTTCTGTAACACGAGCTGGTGGTGGAGGTGGTGGTAGTTTTGATGGTGGAACAGCAGGTTCTGGCGGAACAGGAGGTGGAGGTGCTGGTAAAGCTTCTAATGGTAATGGTATTAGTGGAACAGTTAATACTGGAGGCGGTGGCGGAGGCGCAGGTGCAAGAAGTACTGCTGGAGGTGCTGGTGGTTCAGGAGGTTCTGGAATAGTTATATTGCGTATGCCTACTGCATCTTACACAGGAACTACAACTGGTAGTCCTACAGTTACTACTGACGGAACAGATACAATATTAACTTATACATCTTCAGGGACATATACAGCATGAGTCATTTTGCAAAAGTTAATAATGGAATTGTTGAACAGGTTATTGTTGCTGAACAAGACTTTATTGATACTCAAGAAGGTACTTGGATTCAAACATCATACAATACTAGACATAATCAACATCCAAATGGTACTTCTTTAAGAGGTAATTTTGCTGGAGTAGGTTATATATATGATGCAACTAATGATGTGTTTTATCCACCACAACCTTTTAATTCATGGATATTAAATAAAACAATATGGGATTGGGAAGCACCTATTACATTACCAAACGATTCTGATAAAGTAAAATATGTTTGGGATGAATCAACACAATCATGGAAGGACACTAAAAAATGGCAATAATAAGTGCTGGTTTTGATATGTCTGGTAATAATAATGATTGGACATTAAATAATATAAATGAAACAAACTCAACATTAACAACCTATGACATCATGAACGATGTTCCTACATTAACAGATGAAGATACGGCTAACTTTGCTACATTGAATCCATTGATTGTTCCTAAAACAGCTTCACCAGCAGTTGCAGTAATTAATGAAGCAAATCTTGCTGTTTATAATAGCGGTGGCTCTAATTGGCTTGCAGTAGGTTCAACAATAGGTGTATCTAGTGGTAAATGGTATTGGGAAGTTACTCCAGTAGGAACATTAAATGGTGTTGCACTAGGTATTCATAAATCAGATACTTATTTTGGAAGTGCTATTTTAGGTTATTCAGGCGACCCTGATGGATATGCTTATTTAAAAGAAGGAACTAAAGTTAATAACAGCACAGGAACTGCTTATGGTGCAAGTTATGCTAGCGGTGATATTATTGGTGTTGCATTGGATATGGATGCAGGAACACTTACTTATTATAAAAACAATACAAGTCAAGGAACTGCATTTACAGGATTAAGTGGTTCATTTATGCCTGCTTCATCTGTTGCTCAATCTTGCACTTTATACCATAACTTTGGACAACGACCATTTGCCTACACACCACCTACAGGCTATAAAAAACTAAATACATATAACTTACCTGATAGTAGTATTAAAGATGGTAGTGACTATATGAATGTAAAATTGTGGACAGGTAATGGAACTAACCAAGACATTGATGTAGGTTGGAATCCTGATTTAGTTTGGTATCGTAATAGAACTGATGCTAGTGGTGGAGCAATAACTGATAGTATTCGTGGTGATGATTTACATCTTCAAACAACAAATGCAAATGGTGAAGGTGGTTTTGCTAATATGGAGTTTATCACTAATGGATATAATGTTACGGGTAATGGCAATCTTGAAAATATATCAGGTCGTGCATTTGTAGGTTGGCATTGGAGAGGTTCAGACTCATCTGCTGTATCTAACACAGCAGGAACAATAGCATCCACTGTATCTGCTAATACAACAGCAGGGTTTAGTGTGGTGACTTATACTGGTAATGGGGCTTCTAGTCAAACTATAGGTCATGGATTAGGAGTAGCACCAAAAGTAATAATATATAAAAATAGAAGCGCTACTGCTGATTGGCTAGTTTCAACTACAGCTATAGATGGTTCAAGAGATACTTTATTTTTAAATACAACGGCAGCAAAAAGTGATAGTGGTTTACCTGTACCAAGTTCTACTACATTTTCAATAGGTACAGGAACTTTGGCTAATGATTCTGGAAATAACTATGTAGCATATTTCTTTGCAGAAGTAGAAGGATTCAGTAAGTTTGGTAGCTACACAGGTAATGGGTCTACTGATGGTACTTTTGTATACACAGGGTTTAGACCCGCATTTATTCTATGGAAACGAACTGATGTTGCTGGTAATTCATGGCGAATAAAAGATTCAACAAGAAACCCTTATAATGAAACATTACTTAATTTATTTCCAAATGACGTTGCCGCTGAAAATAGTGATACATCAGTAGACTTTGTTTCTAACGGATTTAAAAACCGCTCAACAGGTGTAAATGTTTCAAGTGCAACATACATATACATGGCATTTGCCGAAAACCCTTTTAAAAATTCTTTAGCGAGGTAATAAAAATGGCTTATAAATTAAATGGTAGAACACTCCCTATAGATAGGGGTTTTACTCACAACGACATACAGTACCCAAGAAATTGGTTACGACAAGCATCACAGGCAGACAAGGATGCACTAGGTATTACATGGGAAGCAGACCCTGTTAGGCATGATGACAGATACTACTGGAATGGTGAACTAGATAATCCTAAGATGTTAGATGACAAATTAGAGGTTGATGAAAATAGTCAACCACTTTATGAAAAAGTATATGATGCTACTGCCAATAATGGTGAAGGAGCTATGGTTCCTAAACAACCATTAGTACAAGTTAAAACACTTGGTCTTAAATCTAATATGATTGCACAAGTTAAACATACTGCTGGTACACTCCTCGCTCAAACTGACTGGTATGTAACTCGTAAATCAGAAAAAGGTGTAGACATTCCTGTTGAAGCAGAAACTAAACGAGATGCAGTTAGAACAGAATGTGATAGGTTAGAAGTTGCTATCAATACAGTAACCACAGTAGAAGAATTAATTACAGTAATGGAATCACAAAATTGGAACATTGAATAATGTCACCGCACGAAGAACTTGTAGCTCACGAACAACTTTGTGCAGAACGCTATAGTACAATTCATAAACGTTTAGATAGAATTGAACAAATGCTTTGGAAATTAATTTGGGGAATCATGGCTGGTTTTGGTGCTATTGCTGTAGCAGTAGTCATGAGTACTATACATCTTTAAGGAGACTATATGAATGCATTAATAGTAGTAATAGTAAGTATTATAGTTTGGGAAGTATTACTTAAAAAATGGGTAATGCCTAAATTAGATACAATTATTAGAGTAACTAAAGTAAGATTAACTAATTTAGTAAATAAATTTAAATGGTGGAAATAAATGTTACAAGCTATCCTTCCATTAATAGGAACAGTATTAGATAGAGTTATACCAGATAAAAATGGTGCACAAAAAGCTAAACAAGAAATAGAAGCTGAGTTAATTAAAAATGCAACACAACTTAATTTAGCACAAGCAGAAACTAATAAGATAGAAGCTTCACATAGAAGTGTATGGGTAGCAGGTTGGAGACCATGTTTAGGTTGGGTAGCAGCACTAGGTTTTGCTTGGGTATTTTTATTACAACCTATTGCACAATGGTTAATTGCATTAACTGGTAATCCTATACCATTACCTGATTTTCAAACAGAAGCTTTACTAGAACTTACTTTTGCAATGTTAGGTTTAGCAGGTCTTAGAACTTATGAAAAACAAAAAGGATTAACTAAGTAATGGCTACTAAACCTGTAAGTAAAAAAGATATGCCATGTAATAAACCTAAACGTACATCAGGGCATAAAACTAAATCACATGTAGTTAAAGCGTGTGCTAATGGTAAAGAAAAGATTATTAGGTTTGGACAACAAGGTGTTAGTGGTGCTGGTAAAAATCCTAGCACAGCTAAACAAAAAGCTAGACGTAAATCATTTAAAGCTAGGCATGCTAAGAATATATCTAAAGGTAAAATGAGTGCAGCTTATTGGGCTGATAAGGTGAAATGGTAATGAGTTTAGTAGAAAATATAAATAAAAGAAAAAAAGCAGGCACTAGTAGAAGTAAAAAGAAATCTACTATAAGTGCTAAAGCATATAAAGATATGCAAAACAACTGGGGCAAAAAGAAAAAGAAAAAATAACATGACTCAGATTGACCAAATCAGAGAGGCAGCAGAAAATGATTTACTAACTTTTATAAGATTAGTAGCTCCTCATTTAATGTTAGGTGCTATACATGAAGAATTAATACAATGGTGGCAAAGGCAAGATGCTAAAGCTAATCAATTAGTATTACTTCCTCGTGGACATATGAAGTCTAAGTTAGTAGCTTATAGAACTGCTTGGTGGATTACTAAGCATCCTGAAACTACAATACTATACGTATCTGCAACAGCAGACCTTGCTGAAAAACAATTGTATGCTATTAAAAATATTATAGATAGTCCTATCTATAAACGATACTGGGCAGAAATGATTAATCCTGAGGAAGGTAAACGTGAACGGTGGGCTGTTGCTGAAATAGCAGTAGACCATCCAAGAAGAAAGGAAGAGGGTGTTCGAGACGCTACTGTTAAAGCCGTTGGGCTTACTTCTAATACTACTGGATTTCATGCTGATATTGTTGTTCTTGATGACATTGTTGTTCCTGGTAATGCGTATACGGAAGAAGGGCGAGATAAAGTTTCTTCAGCATATTCCCAACTCGCTTCTATTGAGAATCCTGGAGCTTTCGAGTGGGTGGTTGGTACCCGTTATCATCCTAGGGATATTTATGATACTATGGTTAACATGAAAGAATCCTTATATGATGAAGATGGTGACTTAGAATCAGAAGAACCAGTATATGAATTGTTTCAAAGAGTAGTAGAAAAAGACGGTGAGTTTCTTTGGGCTAAACAAAAAAGAAAAGATGGCAAAGCTTTTGGATTTGATGCAAAAGAATTAGCAAGAATCAGAGCTAAGTATATTAACCAAACTCAGTTCTTTGCACAGTATTACAATGACCCTAATAGTAAAGAAACTGCAAATATATCTACAGATAACTTTCAATATTATGATAGAAGTGTATTACAAAATAAAGAAGGGGATTGGTATATACGAGATAGAAAGTTAAATGTTTATGCAGCAATTGACTTTGCATTCTCTTTACGTAAACAAGCTGACAGTACAGCTCTTGTTATTATAGGTGTAGACCATCAAGCTAATTACTACGTATTAGATATTGACAGATTTAAAACTGATAGGATTGTAGAATACTATGAACATATTTTACGAGCTTGGGAGAAATGGGGTTTTAGAAAAATACGAGCAGAAATTACAGTAGCTCAACAAACTATTGTTAAAGAACTTAAAGATAGTTATCTTAGACCTAATGGTATTCCATTAGTAATAGATGAGTTTAGACCTACAAGATACATGGGAGATAAACGACAACGTATTAATGCAATACTAGAACCTAAATATCACAATCAACAAATGTGGCATTACAAAGGTGGCAATTGTCAACCTCTTGAAGAAGAATTAACTATGACACATCCACCTCATGATGATATTAAAGATGCAATGGCTAATGCTATTTCAATATCTTTAGTACCAAAACTCAGAAACAATATTAGTTATTTAAGTAAAAACGTTATGACACACTCCAGATTTGGTGGAGTAACATTCTAAGGAATACATATGGCAGGCAGAGTCGCACAATTTGAAAAAGCTGTAGATGCAGATACAATGGCAAGAAATCTTGCTGAGTTGTATAATCAATGGTGGATTCAAAGAGAAAGTAAAGAAGCAGAATGGAGAGAACTTCGTAGTTATATCTTTGCTACTGATACATCCACTACATCTAATTCTAAACTTCCTTGGAAAAACAAAACTACTTTACCTAAGTTAACACAGATTAGAGATAACTTACATGCTAACTACATGGATGCTTTATTTCCTAATGATGACTGGATGAAGTGGGAAGGTGCTACACTAGAAGATAGTTATGCTGCAAAACGTAGAGCTATTGAAGCTTATCTTAAAACTAAATTAAAAGAATCAGGATTTAGAGAAACAGTATCTAAACTTGTATATGATTATATTGATTATGGTAATGCTTTTGCAGAAGTACAATATGTAAATGAAAACCATATTGACCCTTTAACTAAAGAAACTATTACAACTTATAATGGTCCTAAGTTAACTAGAATATCACCATTTGATATTGTATTTAATCCCACTGCTCCTTCATTTGATAAGTCTCCTAAGTTTACACGCTATGTTAAATCTGTAGGTGAACTAATGATTGATATGGAAGAAAGACCAGACTTAGGTTATGACCAAAAAGCTGTAGATAAAGCTCTTGATATTAGAAATAGTTTATCACAGTTTAGACAAGAAGATATTAATAAGGCTAGTCCATATATATCAGAAGGTTTTGGTACACTACAAGAATACTATCAGTCAGGTTATGTAGAGTTACTAGAATTTGAAGGTAACTTTTATGATAGAATTGAAAAGAAATTACATAAAAATAAAATTATTACTATCATTGATAGAGCTTACATCTTACGAAACATTGATAACCCTAGTTATATTGGTCGTGATAATAAACATCATGTAGGTTGGAGAAAAAGAACTGACAACTTATATGCTATGGGTCCATTAGACAACCTTGTTGGATTACAATATCGTGTTGACCACCTTGAAAATCTTAAAGCAGATGCTTTAGACCTTACTATTCATCCTCCTCTTAAGATAACTGGTGATGTAGAACCATTTGAATGGGGTCCTGAACAGACTATTCATATACCAGAAGATGGTAATGTAGAGGCTATGCCTCCTAATGCTGCTGCTTTTCAAGTAAATAATGAAATTGCTGCAATATTAAACATTATGGAAGAGATGGCAGGAGCTCCTAAAGAAGCTATGGGCTTTAGAAGTCCTGGTGAGAAGACTGCATTTGAAGTACAACAGTTACAAAATGCTGCATCACGTATATTCCAAAATAAAATTAATCAATTTGAAGTAGAATTTCTAGAACCTATACTAAATACTATGCTAGAAACTGCTAAACGTAATATGAATCTTCCAGAACTAGCTAAAGTTATGGATGATGACTATGGTGTAATAGATTTTCTATCTGTTACTAAAGAAGACTTAACTGCTCGTGGTAAACTTAGACCTATTGGTGCTAGACATTACGCTACACGTGCTCAGTTAATGCAGAATATGTTAGGAGTCTTTAATAGTCCAGTAGGACAAATGATTGCTCCCCATATTTCTGCTAAAAAACTTGCAAATATGGTTGAAGAGTACATGGGTTTTGAAAAATTTGACTTCATTAAAGATAACGCTATGTTATTTGAAGGAGCTGAACAAGAAAAACTTAAGATGCAAATTCAACAAGATTTGCAAAGTCAAGCTATGGCTCCAGGAATGGAAGAAGCTATGTTAGACCAAGAAATAGCTGGTCAAGCTATGGTAAATCCCCCATTACCACAGTAATAACTTGACATTTTATTAATTTTATGGTATAATAAATATATGGATTTGAAATCTGACAAAGGTAAGAGTCTAAGTAAACAAGAAACATTACAAGAGATTAAAAACTACTGTAACGAACAGATTAAATTAGCTCAACGAAAAGCAATGGATGAAGAAAACTTTAGTATGCCCTCATGGTCATACCATCAAGCTTATCTCCAAGGCATTCAAAAAGCTTTTACAAAACTGTATAGTTTATTGCCTGACCAAGGAGATAACACATGACAGAAGAAACAATAACAGAACAATCTGTTGAGTCAAATACCCAAGAAACTCAACAAACAGATACCCAAGCAAAACTATTTGAAATTCCGACAGAAGCTCAAGACTTAGTTGGTGAGGGTAAGAAGTATGCTAATGCAGTGGAAGCACTTAGGTCAGTTCCTCATGCTCAACAGCACATCAAAACCTTAGAGGAAGAGATGGCGCAGTTGAAAGAAGAACTAACTAAACGCAAAACTACACAAGAACTTCTTGATGAATTAAAGTCTGAAACTAGACAACCCGCAGAGAACACCACTCAAGGGGTTGAGTTAAACGAAGACGCTATTATGAGTTTGGTAAATCAAACACTTCAGCGTAATGAACAGACCAAGACTGCTAAACAAAATGCTGACTCTGTAGCTAAAAAATTTCAGAGTAAGTATGGGTCTCAAGCAGAAACTGTTTATAACAAACTTGCTGGTGAGTTAGGTATGTCAACTCAACAACTTAACAGTCTCGCTACTAGTTCACCTAGTGTAGTCTTACGACTAGCAGGGCTTACTGACTCAGCTCCATCTAATGTAGCTAGGTCTTCTGGTTCTGTAAATACTGAATCTTTAGCACAAACTAAACCTACAGGAGAGCTTTCAGCTCGAGTAGGTAAAAATAAGTCTACTAAAGATTTAGTTAATGCTTGGAGAGCTGCTGGTGAGAAAATTAAACAACAAGCGTAGAGGATAAATTATGTCACAATTGACAAGTAATACTAGTGCTTTTATTGAAGCACAACAGTATTCACAGTTTATTCTTGAGAACTTACATGACTATCTACTTCCTGAAGGTATGTGGAGAGATGTAACAGACTTCGGTTCAGGTACAACTTTAAACATCAAGACAGTAGGTACTGTAACAATTCAAGATGCAGCTGAGGATACTCCTCTCAACTATAGTCCTATCGACACAGGTACATTAACTCTTACTATCACTGACTACGTTGGTGATGCATGGAAAGTTTCTGATGACCTTCGTGAAGATGGTTCTCAAGTTGATACTTTAATGGCTATGCGTGCTATGGAATCAACACGTGCTCTTGGTGAAAACCATGAAACACGTTTCCTAAGCGTAGCTAATACAGCTCAAACAGCTGCTAACCTTAACTTAGTTAATGGTCGACCACACCGTTGGGTTGGTTCTGCAGCAGCTAATGCTAGAACTATTACATTGGAAGACTTCATTTCTATGAAGCTTGCATTTGATAAAGCAAACTCACCAGCTGGTGGTCGTATTGCTATCGTTGACCCTGTTGTTGAAGCTACATTAAATAGCTTAACAAACTTAGTTAACGTATCAAACAACCCAATGTTTGAAGGTATGGTAACAGAAGGTTTTGCTCGTGACCATCGTTTCGTAAGAAACGTATTTGGTTGGGATGTTTACACTTCTAACTTCCTACCTACATTAACAGCTACTGAAGCTATCAATGCTTCTTCATATGGTTTAACATCTGAAACAGCAGCTGTTGGTGATAAGGCTAACATCTTCATGTGCGTAGCAGATGATACATGTAAGCCAATTATGCATGCTTGGAGACGAGCTCCTCAGACAGAAGGCTGGAGAGACAACGAAGAACGTGCAGACAAGTATCAAGTAACATCACGTTATGGCTTAGGTGCTCAACGTGTTGACACTCTTGGTGTTATTTTAACTCATCCATCTAATTATTAAGGAGAAAAATCATGGCTTATGAAAATACAGCTGGCATCAATGTCCTTAATCACTATGGACCAAGAGGCAAAGATGCAAAATGGGGCGGTCAGGCTAAATCAACAGGACAAGTTAAACGTGCTGAATGGCAGTTTGATTACTCTGATTTACCTACCTATGGCTCAACTAACTTACAATTTGCTATTCCTGCAAATGCAACTATCGTATCCTCAAAATGGATTACAGGTACTGCATGGGCTGGAGGTACAAGCCTTAACATAGGTTTATACCAAGGTAATGGTACAGTTATTGACGCTGACGGCTTAGACGCTGCTATTACACCTACTACTGCTGGTGCCGTTATTGACGGTAACGGTGCGTTAGTTGGTGCTAGTATTGGTGCTAATGCTGGTGAACTAACAGTAGCTGCAACTGGCACATATACTGCTGGTACTGCAACAGTTATTGTTGAATATCACGTAGAAGTATAAGGATAGGGGTCTTCGGACCCCACTCCTTTTAAGGAATTTAAATGACAATACAACATAATGTAATTACAGACCCAGACATTCA